ATCCCGAACAGTTTTCCACCCCGTGTCGCCTTAAAACGGTGGGAGTCAATCACCGTCTCTGGGGAGGGAGGGCCCGCGAAGACGACACTAGCCCTATGCAACAGCCCTATGCAACTTGCAGCCCACGGCCAAAAAACTGAGGCGCAAAATCCCCGCTTCCCGGGTAGTTTGTCTCAAAAAGGTGCCAGGCGCAATTGTCTTTTCCTGTGTGAGGGCTATCCGGAATCCATTTTATGCGGCCTACCGACACAATTTTCCGCAGAAACATCATGTAGGGCGCGGCTTGCCTTGTGTGTGTCCAGTCTGCGTCGAATAGGAGCCACGTTGGTCGGATCGCGGACAAATGAATAATGAGCGGGTGGAGGATTTTCCTGTCCCAGGGCGGGTTGGTGATGAAAAAATCTACCTCGGCTGGCACGTCGTCAATATCAAACGCATCGCGCTGCTTTATGGCGTTGTCGGTGCCCAGATGGCTGTAGTGACCGCCCGCGTGAATGTCAGACGCCTCGTGGCACATGGCACAGAACCTGCCGCCGTGAGCCACGCCTTCAAAGGTGCTCAACGCCTTAACCAGATCGCCTCTTCCGGCGCAAGGCTCTACATATGTAAAGCGTTGCGGCAAATGGGCAACGAGAGGCTCTACGGCCTTGACGGGCGTCGGGTAGAAATCCCGCTCACGTCGCTCAAAATCGGATCTCTTGCCCATTTAACTGATGGCTGCGTGTACCACGCAGATGGCGTAAAATACGGCGGTCACTATCACGGCGGTCATGTCGTTTTCTCGTCTTCGATGCGCTTACCTGTCACCTGTTCTAGGACAAGCGTAAACTGCCCACTGATCGTGCGCCGTTCTTTTTCTGCCATGTTCTTCAAGACGCGGTAGCTCTCAATTGGAACCACCACCGACTTCCATTTGTCTGGGTTCATGTTTCAGTCCTCATTCATCTGGGAAGTTATCGGATTTATTGAGTTTCGTCAAGTTTCGTCAGGCTACCCCAGTTGTCGCCTATCGCGATATCGCTAGGGCTAGGGACCTCCAGTTTGTGGGCCGACTCCATGATGGATCGGAGGTCTTCGGCCTCGGTCACTTCCGCTACGGAAAAGGCCAGTTCATCGTGGATCTGGACGAGAGGAATCTTATTTCTCTCTTTGTATACCGCAGCCATAGCCGCCTTGGTCTGGTCCGCTGCGCTCGACTGGATGAGACGGTTGAGTGCTTTGTAAGTGTATGCGCGCTTAATATTATCGCCGTACTCTATAGTGGCTTCTTCTTTGGGTAGCGCCCGGGCTGATACAAACAGGTTGGGTTCCCAGAGGTCGAACCGGCACTTGCGGCCCAGCAAAGATCGGACAAACCCTCCCTTGTCTCGGTGCGATACCTTGCGTTGCACGCGGTCCATTAGCTCTTTCACGAAGGGCACGTCATTGTGGTACTGGCGCATGAGCCGTTTGGCCTCATCCACCGGAACATCAAGTTGTTCCGCGAGGCGCGTCACGCCCATGCCGTACATGATTCCCAGATTAACGGCCTTGGCCTGCTTACGCGACACGCCAACGATGCTTGCGACCATCTCATGGAAGTCGGTCTTGGGTTCTTCCCTGTAGGCTTTCACGAAATCGTCGGAGCCGGTCAACCCGTGCTTGCCCGTGAGGCTTGCAAAATGCACCAGTATGCGCGGCTCCTGCTGGTCAAAATCCATCGACGCCCACTTTTCTCCTTCTTCCGGCAGGAACAGCCCGCGTATCTTCTTTGACATCTCGGGATTGCGGGCCGGAATCTGCTGGAGGTTGGGGTTGGACATGGAAATTCTACCGCTGACCGTGCCGCCGCCCTCGGATCGTAACTGGTTGATATGACCGTGGATGCGTCCTCTCTCCGTGTACCGCGTTATGCTGGACAGGAAGGTGTTGCCTATCTTGTCGTTCTCGCGGGCGGCTGCAATCTTCTGGGCAATCGGGTGTTCATGCTGCGCCAGAAAGTTTTTTGTGAAGCTGGGGAGACCCGTCTTGGTGCGGCCATAGGGTATGCTCAGATGATCGAAGATTTTAGCTATGCTTGCGGCAGCCCAGAGTTCAAACTCCAGACCCGTCTCCTTCTTAATGTCGGACTTTAGATTCTTGACGACTTTAATGAGGTCTTGCTTAAGGCGCTCGGCGGCGTCGAGGTCTACGCGGATGCCGCGACGGGTCATTTCAATACAAAGTGGGAGAACGGACGTTTCGAGTTCAAAGACTTGCCAAAGGTCTTCCTTGGTCAATTCGGCTTTAAAAACCTGCCAGAGGTCGAGCGTCAGTTTGGCGTCCGCCTCTGCATATTCGCCAACAAAACATGCAGGCAATTTGTAGAGTTCGCCTTTGGGGTCTACGCCAAATTCCTGGGCGGCCTCCCGCAGTGCGGCCTCGCTCTTCATCAAACCCAGGTAATCGTATGCGACGGCGTTGAGCGAATAACTGAACCGGTTCTCGTTGAGTAAAGGTGCAGCCAGCATGGCGTCGAGCATCCGGCCTTGCAGCTTTATGCCTAACTGCCCCAGCCAGCCCGCGTCATAGGCGGCATTGTAAAAGATTTTGTCGGATGGGTGGTTGGCAATTTCTCGTTGAAACCACTTCATAACGATGCCACGGTCGAGGTTTCCGCCGCCTTCGTGAGCAATGGGCAGGTAAGCGTTAAAACCGTCGTATGCAACGGCAAACCCTACCACGTCGCCGTGACCCGTGGGCCAACCGGGACCGTGGGACTTGAGCCGTGGGTCCTTAGTCTCAAGGTCTATTGCAATTTCCTTGATGCCGCTGGGTGTCGCGGGCAGATGGCTGACGGGAACCCACTCGGTCTTCACGCCCCACCTGGGTTTTTTCAAATTAGTCTTCACGGTAATCCTCTAGCACCAGAACGCCAACGTCCCGCAAATCCTGCATGTACTTGATATGCTTGGCATATTTCTGGTTCATGTAATCAGCGTAAGCGGTGTCTCGCTTTTGTCCCTCTACTTCAGATTTGTAACATCTGTTACAAAGCACCCCGTTATATTCTCCTTTGTCGTTGGGATTTTCCGCCCCAGAAGCCCTCACTTCTTTTTCGCAGTGCGCGCAGTGCCGACTTATTTCGAAGGCACTCACCTGTTTCCTTTTTTCCAAGATTGACTCAACGTCGGCCAGCCACGCATCAAGTTCATCAATCGTTCCTGTATTTTTGAAATAACTCATTTAAAATCCTTCCGGTTGTTTTCTTTTTCTCGGCACTCCAGGGCAACCCCTGAGTACCCAGCGCCATCGACGTAGTTGTCTTCCTTAAACACGCCGGTTTTTCGGCGCGCTATTTTCATCAATTCCATCAAGTTCGCCACGTCCTCGGGTCTTAACTCATCAACGTTGTACAGATAGCCGTTCCACAACATGGAAATATTTTCATGGTTCTGGTAAATATCGCCGTATGCTTCGGCGCGGTCCCCGCCAACAAGTTCGGCGGCTTTCTCCAAGGCTTCTTTTGCAGGCATTCAGTCATCACTCCGTATTTTTCTGTATTCGACAAAGATCGACAAATTCTCCGCGAGGCTGATGCCCTTCTCCATGCCGGGGGAAATTCCAAGGTCGGTGTATGCAACGATGGCGTTTGCCTTCTCGTACCACTCTGCGGACGCATCAAGACCTAACGCACGTTGAACCGGATGGTCATCATCTAAAACCTGCGGGTACAAAAGGTGAAAGGCTATGGGAGATTCCCCCCGCGACAAGCTGTCTAAAAGACACTCACGGGCATACTCTAGGTTGGTGTCCACATCTCCAGCATACGGACTCTCCAAGATCACTAACATCCGTCTCACTGGCAGAAGCACGCGGCTCATATCGCCCACCCCCTCTGCGAATCCTCTGGCATCTTCAAAACCAGATTCTGCTTGGTCCTCGTAACGCCAACATATAGCACGCGGTG